ATTTTTGAACCTTATGTTAGATATTTACAAACTATGATTGAGGCTGCAATGAATGCCCAATTAATGCCTCAGCTAGAAGATGGTGAGGCTAAATTTAAGTTCAGGCAGATTAATGTTGAAGACGCATTCACTAAAGCTAAGACAGATATGATATATTTATCTGAAGGAGTACTATCACCCGGAGAAGTTAGGGAAGAGCGTGGTCTGGACCCTGAAGGTGTGGTAGAATTAGATATGCTGAAAGATGTTGCAGTAAAGAAAGCAGGTGGTTCCGCAGAGGGACCCAGTGATAAGAACGCTAACATTTCTGGTGGTAAGAGCACTGACAAAAAAGAAGAAAGTGCTCGAGCCCAGAATAGAGGGAATAAACCCTCAGCAAACGTAATGGGGAAGAGAGCATGAGTTATGAAAAGTGCGTAGCATCAGTAGATGCTACATTAAAAAAGCGTGGTGTTGACAACCACAAAGAGATGGCTGACAACATGTGTATCATGTGGGCTGATGGACATGGCGTAGAAAGAACGTTTGGTAGAACGTTGGATGAAGATGAAAAGAGACGCACGTTTGCTCTACCTTTAGGAGAAGACACTAATATATCATATACACAAGAGGACAACATTGAAAGTGTTACTTTCCCTGTTATAGCTATAGTATCGGGCCCTCATGAGTATGAAGAAGATGATATACAACAAAAGGTTTATATAGAACCGGAGATATTAAAGAAGAATATAGAAGCTTTCAACGAGCTACCTATATATTTCAACCATCAAAGAACGCCAGACGATTTAATTGGCATGGCTGCTAATCCTGAGGTGTTTGAGATGGAGAATGGAAAGTCCGCAATTAGGATGTCAGCTACGGTTGATAACAAAAATGAACGCGGACAAGAAGTGATAGATAAAGTAAAGGAAGGAGACATAACCCATGTCAGCATTGATTGGTTTTCCAATGACGTTGACGTGATGGGTGATACGTTCGCAACGAACATTCGCCCAACAGAGGTTAGTTTCATTGACAATAACTCAATGGACCCCGTCTGCGAGGAATGTACAATTGAAACGAAGTGTGGTTTACATGCAAAGGACGAACACCATAATTGTGGTTGTTCTGGCGCATGTGAATGTTCAGACGGAAAACAAGAGGAAATAAATATGACTGAAGAAACTCCTGTTAAAGAGAACTCCGAAGCGGAGAATATTGTGGAGCGCGAATTCGCGTCACTACGAACGCAACTAGAAGAGATGACAGTTTCCAAAGCAGAAATCAATTCTCAGTATGAAGATGCCCTCAAGCTAATTGAGGAATTTAAAATTGCTGAAGAAGAGAGACTTGCTAAAGAAGCCGAAACTCGAAAGGTTGAGGTAGTAGAGGCGATTCTATCTAAGGAACTGATTTTCGGTACCTTAGAAGAGGATAAGAAAGAAACTCGCCACGGTGAACTCACGGCTTGGGATGAATCAAGGCTGACTGGTTTCAGCGAAGCTCTTGCTGCACTTCCGGTACCTGAGGACACAGAACGTACCTTCGGGAAGGGTAAATCCACCGAGGGAGAAGCTGTTCCAGCGGACACCGAGAGAGTATTTGCAGTTAAGATGGATAAAGAAACTGGGCGTATCAAAATCGACCCAGAAGTACTAAGAGGTAATTAAATATGGCAACAGAAATTTTGATAAATGATGGTGGTGCACCAGCACGTATCCTTCCATTCGTAGCGGCTGAAGATATCACCGCTGGTTCCGCATTAACTGTGGATACTAGTGGCGAAATCCAAAACGCTAACGCGGGGGATAGTGGAGGACAGCAATTTGCAGTCGTCGGGTATGCACTCACAACCATTACGTCAGGAAATGTCGTAAGTGTTATTTCTGGGCACGGCGTTATATTGAACGTAAATTGTATAGACTTGAATGCGGGTGTAGCTTTAATGATGGGAACGACTGATGGTCGTCTCCTAGCAGCGAGCAACGCAACGCTTGACCCAAGTGACTGTGCAACTACGTTAGAGAACAACTCAGCAGCGGGACTCACTAAGGTGATAACCCACTAAAGGGTAGGTGATTAATATGGTAGCACTAACTCAGAATTTAGCACCCGGTCTTCTTACTTCCCTTAACACTGGCGCTTATGCAGCGACTGGTGGAACAGGGGAACGTGTACTCATAGACTATAAAGATGCAATCAAAGACTACAAGGTCACAGACCTTGCTGCGATGGCAATGTTTACAGAACCTATGACCACAGAGACCGGCGGTGATATTGATATCACATTCGCAAAGCCTTCCATGGGTATGGAAGAAATCAACGAAGGTAACACACCACAATACCAGCACACTAATCTGCGCTCCGAGAGAGTATCAGTAGGCGAGTGGGGACTGGCTATGGGCGTTACACGTCGTATGATTGAAGATTCACGTTTCAATGAAGTCGAGATGGCTTTGAATGAAGCACGCAGGGCGGTAGACCGTCATATGACTAAGCACGTTGTTTATGCGTTGCTCGGTATCCTAGACTCCACGTTCGGAACGGGTGTTGACGGAGCTAGCATCGTAGCAGGCACAACTGAGGCTAACATTGTAGACTTTAGCGATAATGTTTACGGTGGTTTCCTAGGTAGTGGTTCCGAAATTAATGTCGGACGTAACTATTCGTATGGTCTAACTGCTTCAGGCACGCTTCAAACAGGTCATTATGTAACCGCAGCTGGCGGAGCAGGCGACGGTGAACTCGCTATTGGCGACTTGACCACAGCTATGGAACTTATTGGTGGACACGGCTATAATGCTAACTCCCTAATGATATCCCCAGCACATTACAAGACTCTATTGAACTTGGCAGACTTTACTACAGCAATAAGCACAACGGCAAATGCGTCGTTCCCTTATGTGGTAGAAGAGACTGCGCCTTTCAAGAGTACTCTTGGAACGGCACTAGTTGGAAGTATTTATGGTCTAACCATTACTACCAACGCATGGTGTCCTCCTGATAGGGTATTCATGTGGGACAGCAGCGTAAAACCTATGTCATACGTTGAACGGCGACCATTGACTGTAGAAGAGGCAAATCCGGGATTCGGAATTGTTGGTTCTTACATGTCGATGAGATACGGACTGAAGGTCACAAGCCCGATGTCTGGTGTAATTATTATCAACGTTTAAATACGTTAATTTTTACAAGGGCTCAGGGAGTGGGCCCTAATTCACTCCCACTTTTCTTTTCGTTACTAGTCGTAAGAAGGTCAAAATGTATGTAGGTGAAATTAATAATGGTAACTACCAATGAGGTAGCTAAACAAATCCCTTTAACATGGCGTTCTTACGTTTCTGGAGCCTCTTGGGACGCAGGAACTAATCTTCTTACCATTGAAAACTCAGATACTAAAAATGTAAGTGCTACGTTAACTGGGATTGCAGGCACTCAAGGTACTCAGGGTACTCAAGGAACTCAAGGCGGTACAGGAACTCAAGGTGTTCAAGGTACAGCTGGTGCTGTAGCTGCACAAGGAATACAGGGAACTACTGGTACTCAAGGTATTCAAGGTACTACAGGCGCTCAAGGCACTACTGGTTCTCAGGGTACTACAGGCGCTCAAGGCACTACCGGAACTCAAGGTGCAGTGGGAGCTCAAGGAACACAGGGTACTCAAGGAACTCAAGGAATACAGGGTATTACAGGAACTCAAGGTACACAAGGAACTCAAGGAACACAGGGTACTACAGGAACCCAAGGTATACAAGGAACTCAAGGAACTCAAGGAATTCAGGGAACTACGGGGTCACAAGGAACACAGGGAATTCAAGGAATTCAAGGAACTCAAGGAATTCAGGGAGTTCAGGGTATTAGAGGGCTATTTGGTGGTAATAGCCAAGAATTTAATTATAGTAGTTTTGATATCACTGCTGGCTCAGCAGGACAAACCAATTTTGGATTTAATGTTGCAGTGCCCGTTTCTGGGCCGCCTAATTATACTTTAATTTCAAAGGTGGGCATATCCGACTTTGATATAAATACTGATGACGTTAGTGCATGGAATGATTCTTTAGATGATGGTGATAGCGATA